GAACTTCTAGCTACTATGAAGCTAGATGCTTCTGACTTTACCGATGGTTCAGGTACAGCAGGTTCAGCAAGCAGTTCTATTGGGCTTCAGCCTAGAGGACCGGGTGCAACCGATTTAACACCTGCTGCAGGTACAACTTTTCCATTAACAGTCATTGCTAGAATGGCTAGACTACTTGACCAACAAAATGTTGATTCACAGGGTCGATGGTTAGTTGTAGACCCAGTGTTCATGGAAGTGTTGAAGGATGAGGATTCTCGTCTATTCAATCAGGACTTTGGACAATCTGGTGGAATTAGGAGTGGCGAAGTTATAGGCAATCTACATGGTTTCCGTGTATTTTCTTCTAACAACCTACCGTCCATCGGAACAGGACCTGCTACTACTGGTGGTACTAACGCTTCCAACTTTGGAATAATTGTTGCAGGACACGACTCTGCTGTCGCTACTGCTGAACAAATCAACAAAACTGAAACTTACCGAGACCCAGACTCATTTGCTGATATCGTTAGAGGGATGCACCTTTACGGTAGAAAAATATTGAGACCTGAAGCTCTCGTTAACGCTCGGTATAATCTAGTATAAGGGAGATTGAATTATGGCATTAGGTGATAATACAACCTCTGTGGCTAGAGGTAACATGGCAAGAGGTCGGCAACCTTACATGGTACAGCATGAGATTAATTTCGCAACTGCTGTAACCGATAAAGGTACTGCTCTTGCCGCAGGTGATGTTGTTCCCGGTTTAACCGTTCCTGCTAAAACTGCTATCCTACATGCAGGGTTTGAGGTTACTGCGGCTCACGCAGGTACTTCAACCGACTGTACTTTGGATTTAGGTATTACAGGTGGTAACCTTGATAACTTTGTTGATGGTTTTGATTTTGATGCTGCATCTGTTGGTGCATTTTCAAGTCCTGCCGATGACAACTATGCTCCTGTTGTAGTCGGTGGAACATCGGACACACTTGACATTGAAATTCAAACACAAACAGGTACAACAACTGGTGGTAAAATCAGATTGTATGCTGTGTTAATGGATATCAGTGACACTGGTTCAATGACTGCTGATGAAGTGGACAGGGATACACTTGCTTAAATAGTCTAGGTGGGGCAGGGCAACTTGCCCCACTTTATTTTAGGAATTTATAATGGCAACATTTTTAGCATTGACAAATAGTGTGTTAGCAAGATTAAATGAAGTACAACTGACTTCTACTAATTTTACTGCCGCACGAGGTATACAAACCCAAGCTAAAAATGCTGTTAACGAATCTATACGTTATATTAATCAAAGAGAGTTTAATTATCCGTTTAATCACTCAACTAAAACAGAAACACTTGTATCAGGTTCTGTTAGATATTCTATACCCACAGACGCAAAGACAGTAGATTATAATACATTTAGAATAGTAAAAGACCAAGACCTAGCAACAGCAGGTAACTCTTTAAGCATACTACAATATAATGAATATGTAGATAAATTTATTGACCAAGAAGATGAAATAGTAACAACAACATTAGCCGAGGAATTGGATGCTAGTGAAACAGAAATAGACCTTACAAGTTCTACAGGGTTTGACTCTGCAGGAACTGTAGTAATAGAAAATGAAGAGATATCATATACAGGTATCAGCACTAATACCCTAACAGGATGCACACGAGGTGCTAACGGCACTACAGCAACTACTCATGCTAATTCAACTCAAGTTGCACAGTTTGATGGAGGTGGTGTACCAACTCATGTGGTAAGAACATTAGATAATAATTATTTATTATATCCTTTTCCTAATAAAACATATGCTTTAAAGTATGATTATTTTACTTTTGCATCTGATTTATCCGCACACGGAGATACGTCCAGTATACCTGATAGATTTTCTCCAGTAATAGTAGATGGGGCTACTGCATTTACTTATCAGTATAGAGGAGAAACATCCCAGTATCAATTAAACTTTGCACGTTTTGAACAAGGATTAAAAAATATGCAGAGCTTATTAGTAAATAAATATGAGTATGTTAGGTCTACAGTTTTGTCACACCCGACTGTAACATCAAATTATTTTGCAACAGCAACAGTTAGATAATGCCCGATTTATCGCAGACAGCACCTAGTACATTTCCATTAATGGGTGGGTTAGTTTTAAACAAGTCTACATTTGCTATGCAACCGGGAGAAGCACTTGAGCTTGTAAACTTTGAACCTGATATTAATGGTGGCTACAGACGCATAAATGGTTTTGTTAAATATAATACAAATGTAGTACCACAAACAAGTGCATCAACAGAAGAAGTCTTGCTTTCTTGTATATTTAATGGTACAATAGTTGCAGCAAGGGGAGAAAAGATACATACAGCCACAGCAGGAAGTGGGTCTTGGACAGAGAGAGATACAGGTAGAACAAGTGCAGGTGTATACACCTTTGAACGGTTTAACTTTGATGGTAATGACAAACTCATAGTTGCAGATGGAAATAATGCACCAACAGTATTTAACACCTCGTTTGCAGCCACAGATGTTACATCAGCAGGTGGTGGAGAAGTTAGCACTGCAGTTACAGGTGCAAAGTTTGTGTCAGTATTTAAAGACCATATGTTCTACGCAGGTATGGCTAGTAACAAACAAGAGGTTGTATTTAGTGTACCATTTGATGAGGACAACTTTGCAACAGCCAGTGGTGCAGGTAGCTTTAAGGTAGACGATACAATAACAGGTCTTAAAGTTTTCCGTGAAGATTTATTTATTTTTTGTGAAAATAGAATATTTAAACTATCAGGAACATCATCAAGTAATTTTGCAGTCGTACCTGTTACCAGAAACATAGGATGTGTAAACGGACAGACGATACAAGAATTTGCAGGAGACTTAATATTTCTAGCACCAGACGGATTGAGAACTGTTGCAGGTACAGCAAGAATTGGTGACGTTGAACTAGGTACGATAAGCACTCCTGTACAATCTGTATTTAATGACAACATTGCAAATGCTAGTGGATTTAGGTCACTTGTTATACCAAACAAAACTCAGTATAGAGTGTTCTTTACAAAATCAGGTACAGTGCAGTCTGCGACAGAGGGAGTTGCAACATCTCTAAGAGGACAAACATTTGAGTTTGCTCAATTAAAAGGAATACGACCTACATCTACAGACACTGTAACTACAGCAACAGAGACAATAGTTATACATGGCGGTGATGGTGGATATGTATATAGACAAGAATCTGGTAATGATTTTGATGGTACGGCAGTAGCAGGTAAGTATAGAAGTCCTGATTTAAGTTTTGGTGATGCAGGAATACGAAAGCATATGCATCGTGTACTAGTAAGTTACAAACCTGAAGCTTCTATTAGTGCCGATATGTTTCTTAGATATGACTACGAAGACCCAAGTAGCCCAAGACCTGCAGCTTATTCTTTAACAGCTAGTGACATTGTGGCTGTATATGGTTCAGGTACATACGGAACATCTACTTATGGAGGACAGTCAGAACCTTTATTAAGACAATCAGTAGAGGGTTCAGGGTTTACAGTCGCAGTTAGAGTTGATGATAACGGAACAACAGCCCCTTACGCACTTAGGGGATTTCAAATGGAATATCAATTAGGAGCTAGAAGATAAATGGGAGCAACATACACAAGACAGTCTACGTATAGTGACGGTGATGTTATTACGGCTGCCCATACTAATGACGAGTTTAATCAGTTATTAGCAGCCTTTCAAGCAAGCACTGGACATACACATGATGGCACTGCTAATGAAGGTGGTGCTATTACTAAGATGCTTGGCACATCTCTTACTCTTGGAGATGGCACTGCAAGCACAGATATTACAGTAACCTTTGATGGCGAATCAAATGACGGTGTACTCAAGTGGATGGAAGATGAAGACTACTTTGAGTTCTCTGATGATATATTAGTAGCGTCCACAGAAAAGCTACAGTTCCGTGATACAGCCTTATATATTAACTCTAGTACAGATGGACAGCTTGACATTGTAGCTGATACAGAGATACAGCTTGCTGCCACCACTGTAGATTTAAATGGTAATTTAGATGTATCAGGTTCACTAACATTAGGTGGTGTTACTTTAACTTCAACAGCTACTGAGCTAAACTTATTAGATGGTGTGTCTGGTTTAGTACAGGCTGACTTTACAAAATTAGCTGCAGTAGATTCAACTTCTACAGAATTAAATTTAGTAGATGGCTCAAGTGCAGGAACTATAGTAAACAGCAAAGCAGTTATATATGGTTCAGGTGGTCAAGTTAATGCTACAAGTTTACAGATTGCAGGAACAGATTTAACAGCAACTGCAACAGAGTTTAATTTACTAGACGGTGGCTCAACCATAGGAACAACAGCAGTTTCAGATGGACATGGTATCCTGATGAATCATGGTGGCACTATGGGTCAAACCACTGTGCAAACTTTAGCTGTCTACCTTGACGATGAAATAACAGCAATGCCTAACCTTGTGTCTACAGGTGCATTAGATAGTGGTTCTATAACAAGTGGCTTTGGTAATATAGACACAGGCTCTTCTACAATAACAACCACAGGACTTATTACAGGTGGTTCACTAGACATTGATGACGTTGTAATAAATGGAACAACTATAGGTCATACAGATGATACAGACCTAATTACGTTAGCAGACGGTGTTGTAACAATAGCAGGTGACTTAACAATTAGTGGTGATGACCTCACTATGGGTACAAACACCAGTGGTCACATCATGGTTGCTGACGGAACTAATTTCAACCCTGTGGCTGTATCAGGTGACGTAACTATAGCATCAAACGGTGCAGTGACAATAGCTAACGGTGCTGTTGAAACTGCGATGGTAAACGCAAATATTATTACAGGACAGACTGCTGAGACATCTCTTGATACATCTAATGACGTTATACTTATACATGATGCGTCTGCTAGTGCATTAAGAAAGACTACACTCGCATCCATATCTTCTGCTCTTGGTGGTATCACAGATGTTGTAGCAGATACATCTCCACAATTAGGTGGCAACCTCGACACCAATAGTCACAATATACTTATAGATGACGCACACTTTATTGCAGATGAGAACGGTAATGAGCAGATAATCTTTCAGACCACAGCATCTGCTGTCAATCAACTTGACGTAACAAATGCTGCCACAGGCAATGCACCTGAAATATCTGCAACAGGTGGTGACACAAATATAAGCTTAAAGCTAACACCAAAAGGTTCAGGACAGGTTTTACTAGACGGTAATGTCGGTGTTGAATCTGGTACGATTGACCTAAAGAACTCAGGCTCACGTTCTAACATTAACTTCTACTGTGAATCAGGTAATGCTCACGCACAAGCACTACAGGCTGCACCACACTCAGAGAGTGCATCTAACACACTAACACTACCAAGTACAGGTGGTGACGTTGACCTAGTATCAACAGCATCTACTGCTACACTAACAAACAAGACACTCACCTCACCAAAGATAAATGAGGACGTAGCACTGACAGCCACAGCAACAGAGTTAAACTTACTAGACGGTGTATCAGGACTAGCACAGGCAGACTTTACAAAATTAGCTGCCGTAGACGCAACTGCTGCAGAATTAAACTTGACAGATGGCTCATCTGCTGGTACAATAGTAAACAGTAAAGCTGTAATATACGGTAGTTCAGGTGAAGTAAATGCTACTACATTACAGATAGCAGGTACTTCTATTACAGCAAGTGCTGCAGATATTAATCTTATAGATGGTATTACAAACGGAACAGTAATAGCTAGTAAAGCTATCATAACAGACTCAAATAAAGACATCAGTGGTGGTAGAAATATTACTATTAGTGGCGAACTAGACGCTGCCACACTTGATATATCAGGTGATGCCGACATTGACGGTACACTTGAAGCAGACGCAATAACAGTAAATGGAACAGCCTTAAACACAGTTATAGCTAACGAAGCCACGGCATTAGCCATCGCCTTGGGTTGATATAGGAGAGAAACATGGCAAATACATTTAAAGTGGTGACAAAGGCAGGAGTAACGTCAGCAGATGTTATATACACTGTAGCAGGTAGTACAACAACAGTTATACTAGGTCTGA